TGAAACAGTATGAATACATTTCCGTTTACAAATCCGATGAAACTGATTTCAGTCATAACGGTATAAGGATTTTATGTCCTACCGAATGTAAAATTACTGAGGTGCTAAACGGTGAATATTCACTGACTCTTACCCATCCGTTTGACGATTTAGGAAACTGGAAATTTCTTATTGAATACAACATTATCAAAGTGCAGGGACAATTATTCCGTATTTACAGAAAAAGCACGTCAATGTCCTCAGACGGAACAAAGCAGCGTACTGTTGATGCAATGCATATTTTCTATGACCTGAATTTTTATTTTATTCGTTCTACCCAATCGGGTATTTTGAACGGTCCCGATGCGTTGAACTGGATAATGTCCCATACATACGATAAACGTGGTTCATTTACAACCGGCAAGCCGACTGACCGTTTTAAATTTTATAGCGACCTCAAAGGCGATACATCATACGAAAATATGCCGTTTATGCATTCTGCATATTATGAAGATATGTCCCCCACTAAGGCGTTATTAGGAGCTGATAATTGTTTTATCAATGTCTGGGGCGGTGAAATCATCAGGGACAATTTCAATGTTACAATCAACAAACAGCGTGGTATGTCGAATGCGTTTAATATAAGTTACGGTGTTGACATGACCGAAATTGAAGAAGATGTTGACCTGTCTGATTATTGCGGTGATTTATATTGGGTAGGAAAATATACATACGATCCGCTGAAAAACGGAGAAGAAGTCACGGCACAATATAACGGTATCGTTAGTTTTCATCGTTTTAATTTACCGCCGCTGCCTGTTGCACCTATGAAATCGTATCAGATTTCTCTCACGGAAACGCAAGTAAGGCAGGAACTGGGAAACAAGTTTACTATTGATGACGTCAAATCTCTTTTCAATAAGAAGGTACAGGACTATATGCTGTTAGAATGTTCGCCTGTTGTCAATTATCGTGTCACATTTGCGAATTTAGTTGATTTTGATTTGTATAAAGGATTTATTAATTTACAGCGTTGTGAACTGGGTGATATAGGAACTATCTATAATGAAGAATTGGGTATCAATACCATTCAGCAAATAGTTAAGAAAACCGTTGACGGAATCACAGGCGAAGTTGTAAGCATAGAATTAGGTTCATTACGAAAAACAATAACCAGTAAAGGACGAATTAACGGCGGTTATGATTCAGTACGTACAGAATTGATAAAGAATGAAATTACAGCCAATAACACGTGGTACGGTCTAGGAGATGCAGGATACACAATGGAGCAGTTAAACGCTACATGGGACGAACTGGCAGGAAATAATATTATTCATACGGAGGTGGAATAATGGCAGACGGATTAATAAAAATACAGGGCAGTACAAATGTGGGAAAGTGTGTTGATGCAATAAATGATAACTTTGAGTATCTGGACGGGAAAACGCCTGCCGGTGAAGATATTCTGGAACAGGCAAAGGCGTATACCAATTTCAGAGCGGACGCCATTTCATCGTCCACTAACGAAGCCTTGCAGGGCAGAGTAATGAAAGAAACCGGAAAAGGACTGTCAACCAATGATTATACAAATTCAGAAAAAGCTAAGCTAGAGGGAATCGAGGCAGGAGCTAATAAAACAATAGTTGATTCTGCATGGGATATCAACAGTGCAAATCCGGTACAGAATAAAATGATTATAGCCGCTTTACAATCACAATCAGATGCGTTGAATTCATCGTGTAATGCGCTAAATGCTTCTATCCAATCTTTGAATAAAAAAAGCACAGATTTAGATCGTGCGAAGGTAGATAAAGTAGAAGGGAAAGGATTATCCAGTAATGATTATACTGACGAAGAAAAAGCTAAGCTTGCAGGAATAGCCGAGAATGCCGCAGCATATTTGCCGTTGACCGGAGGAACGATAAGTAATTCAAATTACGGAGAAAGCTTGAAGGTAAACAGAGGACCAACGTCAAGCTCTGCGGCATTGTCAGTAATCGATTATTTAATTAACGGAAATCGAGTTGGTGTGATGGGGTTTGATTCAGATTCCAAGTTGCACATACGAAACAGCAATAATACTGAAATGGCTGAAATAGATAAAGACGGTACTGTCAGCGCAAAATATTTTAAGCAGTCCCAATCGGGAACGCTCCTGGCTGAAAACTCAACAGATGAAAACAGTCTGACGGTAACCAATGCTGAGATAGCAAAATATTCACAAGTGTATATGGCTGCAAGCTGGACCCAGCAGGAGACGGTAAACTTCTGTGATGTTATTCCGATTTCCGCCATTGCGGCAGGGGCGGTGTTTACAAAGCAGATTTATACGGGCACAAGGATTTATACTTATACGGTCACCTGTACAAGTGCAGGAGTATTCACATTAACGCAAAGCAATTCCACAGGTACAACAGGAACATTGAGATTAAAATTGTATGTTATTTAGGAGATGTAATTTATGACGGAAATAATAGTAGCGGCAATATCCTTATTGGGAACACTGGGCGGTTCTCTGGGAGGTATTCTGGTATCAAGCAAAATGACAAATTATCGTCTACAGCAGCTTGAAAACAAGGTTGCCGAGCACAATAATTTTGCAAGGCGAATGCCGGTTGTTGAAGAACAAATAAAAGTTGCAAATCATAGAATTGAGGACTTGGAAAAGGAGATGCACAAATGAACATTTTAAAGAAAAATTGCGTAAAGCGAGCATTGAGAACATTTTTACAGACAGCAGTAGGCTACATAGCGGTCAATATTGCCGCAACGGATTTGACTGTAAAATCCGCTGTTCTGGGACTTTGCATTTCTGCAATATCAGCAGGTATGGCGGCGGTTATGAATCTTAAAGAAAATAGTTGACATATTTCCATAATTGATGTATAATAATAAAAAAGGGGCATACCGATAGACGGTCGCTCCCATACAGATTGTTATTTAAATGATAACCGCCTATGTGAGAGTATGGCGGTTATTTCCTTTTATGAAGTATTGCAATAAGGAGTGTTGTGTAAGCAGTGAGGAATAAACCGAACTGTATTAACTCATTCCATGTTACGTAATTATTCATAGTAAATCACTCCCTTCCGGGAGCAGGATTGACCGCCTACCGTTTAGGTATGCCCATAAACATTATTATACTATAATCGGCATAATATGTCAATATGCACTCTGATTTTACAGGGTGCATTTTTTATATCTAAATTTAAGAAATGAGGTAAATAATAATGAGTAAAAAAGTATTTATAGGAGTAGGGCACGGAGGAACAGACAGCGGAGCGGTTAAGTACATAGTCGAAAAAGAGTATACACTGAAAACAGCCTTTGCACTGTCTGAAATTTTAAGTAAATACGGAGTTGATTTTAAACTGTCACGTACTCAGGATATTGATACCGATATGGACAGCAAAGTCGCAATGTGCAATAAATATGCTCCTGATCTGGTTGTGGATATTCATTTCAATGCAGGCGGTGGACAAGGCTTTGAGGTATATTACAGCCGTGTGGGAGGCACGTCAAAGACGTTGGCAAACAACATTAATACCGAGGTCAAGAAAATCATGTCGAGCCGAGGTGTTAAGACTAAGCTTGGTAATGGCGGTACGGACTATTTTGCGATTATCAGAGAAACGGCAGCCCCAGCGGTACTTTTAGAGGGCGGCTTTGTTGACAGCAAAAAGGACGCTGATTTCATCAAGTCCAATTACAAAAAGCTTGCTGAGGCATACGCTAAAGGTATTTTAAAGACGTTAGGTATTTCTACAGCAACAAGTCCTGCAAAGTCTATACTGGATAAGACAGGCTATAAAAAAGGCGATAAGACTATTGGCGTGTTATCGCTTAAAGAATTACTGTTGACAGCCAAAACACTAGGTATTAACAAATACGGCATGGATAAAAATAAGTCTTTCGGTGACGGTACGCTGAAAGCAGTAAATTATCTTCTTGATAAGTGGGGATATCAGCAGAATGGTATTGCAGGGGAAAATTTTATTAAACGTCTGCATACTGAAATTGAGAATAAAGTGAAATAATTTGCAAAATTTATAAAAGTGTGGTATAATTAATTTGTTGAAAAAATATACCGCAGAAACAATACAAAGCTAAACCCGTCGGGAATTTCCTGACGGGCTTTTTTATACTTTTGACAATTTCTTTAAAATATGATATACTATTATGCACAGGGAAAAAATGTTATACATTTTTGCGGAGCGGGGTAGAAATATTTCGCTCTATTTTTTATATAAATTCAAGCGGCAGGGTCTCTCCTTGCCGCTTGTTAGTTTTATGAAAATTTGGTTTAGTATTATCTGATTTAAGAATACAGCATATCATATTCAGTTTTTAAAATACAATCTACCCAGCCTATAGCGTATGCTGTAACAGGACCGATCATGCATGGATGAGCGCCTTTCACCATAATATCTTCATTGTAATGTTGAGACATGTATGTATTAGTATATAAATCAGGTGCACCGAATAAATGTAACATTTCATGCATTACAACTGCTGACCCTCTGCTATCATTATAAATTAGTGATTTTTCGTTAAATTCTTCCCAGTTTCCAATAACAGAATATGATCTTCCGTTACGATTAACAAAAATGACGTAAGATATTCCGTCAGCTCCATAATGGCTTAAAAGAGTACGTCTGCCATCGTATGTTAATTCAGGAACATCGTCAAGTAATGAAAATATATATGTACTTGATGTTCCGTTTAAAATATTTGTTAATTCGGAATTCTGGACTGTTTTAGTAACTTCAAGCAAAGAATTTGAATTACTTGTAACAAAATTAACACTTTTACCATATTTACCGGCTTCTATTGAAATTTTATTTGTAGCGTCAGATACTAATTCTCTTTTGGCAGTTTTATCGGCGGAAGAAAATTTTGTTTGATTATCCTCTAAGAAAATTGTAAATACTAACTGTTTTCCTGTACATAATTTTGCCGGACCTAAATTATAATTTGGATGTTTTGTTACAGTATAATTATTAGTATAATATGGAGTATATTTAAAAGTAGAACTTTGCATGTATCTGTTAGTAGGATTAATGTTAATATTACTTAAGGATGTACATTGAAAAAACACATCATTTCCCATATAATTTACAGAATCCGGAATAAAAATATTGTTTAATTTGCCACAATGTGCAAACGCTTCCCAGCCAATTGTAGTTAAACGTGAATTACTTGGAATATTAACGGTTTTTAAACTTGTACACCATGAAAAAGCTGTTGGTTCTATACTTTCAATTGTATACGGAATAGAAATTGAAGTTAACCCATAGCATGTCTGAAACATTGACCTTGGGATTGTTTTTAAATATGTAGAATTTATTTTTACAGAAGTTAATGACTCACAGCCGTAGAAAATAAGTTGTTCTAAGTTTTGTATTGTAGATGGAAGAGTAATGGATGTGATTTTTTTGCATCGTCTAAAAGCGCATTCTTTGATTTGTTGAACACCGGAATTAATATTAACATATTGTAAATTAGTACAATCTTCAAATGCAAATGCACCAATTACTTTTACTGAACCAGGTATTGTAACGTTAGAAATATTTGTATTATCTTCAAAAGCTCTTGATCCAATTGTTGTTACAGAATACCCATTTATTGTACTGGGTATTGAGATTTGTGAAGATGTTCCGTTGTAACCTGTAATTGTAATTTGATTATTGCTAATATTATAAACAAAACCATTAGATGTTGCTTCAGCACTAGCTGATATTGATAGATTCTTAAATACAAGAATACTATCATTTGATGTAATTGAAAATGCAGCAATAAAAACAATGGAAAGTAAAGCAGAAATAATTTTATTTGTTTTTTTCATAATGATTCTCCTTAAATTAATTTTTTTAAGCATGCTTATAAACACATTATATACCAAAAATTTACAGAAATCAACATATAAATATAAAATTAATCAAATATTTACATTATGTCTATATTTTGTATAAATATAAAGTGTAGAATATAAATACAGTTTGTGACTGTTTACCATCTTTTCATTAAAAGTCCCCACTTGCTTTATTAAGTTCAAGTGGGGATTTTAATTTTTTACTTTTGGTTGCATATCCGATAGAAAGTAAAAAACATTTAAAGGTGACTTCTAAAAATTCTATTTTTGAGTTTTTCGGCTAGTAACCAAAGTGAATCCAACTGAGATGAAAGCATTTAAAGAACATACCACTTAAACTGAGCAGCCGAAGTATTATGCGTCCATATCTGAATTGGTGCACCTGACCCAGTAGACGGTCCTTCAATATCCATTGTCATTGTTGAAGCAGCTTTCGGTCGAATATAATAAAGATTGCTGCCAGCGCTGCTTTTTTTCCATTTCTGTGTATCATCAGCGGCATTAAACGTTTTGAGAATCAGGTTCGAACCATCTCCTGTTCCGCTTATTGACACAGCTTTGGCATTATCCGGAGTCAGTATATAGAAATATTCGTCGCTGCACTGTACAAAATTCCATTCATATTGCGTATTGCTTTGAACAACATTTGCTTGTGAAGGTGAAACAAATAAATTACTATAATTACTTTTAATAGAATGCTTTTCAACTGTACTCATAGTATTCCATTTAAACTGATCAGGATCTGTGCCAAATTCCCATATCTGAATTACTGCGTTTGAAGCTGTGGATGGACCTTCAATATCCATCGTTTTTGTCGGAGCTGATTTTGGTTTGAAATAATGAAGCAGACCAGTTCCGGCATTGAATTTATTCCATTTCTGGTTGTCTGCACCGCCATTGAATGCAGTAAGTATCAAGTCAGAACCGTTGCCTGTACCA